GGGATACGCATGGCGTTGAGCGCGGCCATGGTGCCGACGCCGTAGTGCCGCACGGCCGCGCTGCTCATCATGAACTCCCGGTTGGAGGCCATGATGGGGATGCGGTCGGCGGTGCCGGACCCCGGCCCGACGATCAGCCCGCCCGAGGCGTACTTGCCGTACTGCTTGTACTGGCCGAAGTTCCCCCAGTCGCCGAAGTTCCGGCCGTAGGGGTTGCCCTTCCAGATCTGCGCGATCACATCGTGGAAGCGCAGCACGTTCGCCGACATGCCCTTAAAGGTCATGTCCTCGAACACCATCTTCCCGGCCTTGACGGCGCGTTTGATCTCCTCGACCGCAGCCCAGAACCCGTCCGCGACCTTCACCTGGAACTGCTGAAAGTTCTTCGACATGCCCTGGAAACTGATGTCCTCGAACAGCAGGCTGCCGGTCTTCTTCCACTTGCCGGTGTCCACCAGCCGCTGAAGCTCGGCGACCGCCGCCTCGAACCCCGACTTCGGCTTGGCCTTCGCGGTGGACTTCTTCGGGGTGACCTTCCGCGCCGACTCCACCGCCTTCGCGGACACCTTCTCCACCACCGCGGCGACCTTCGGCGCCACCGCGTCCAACCCCACGATCAGACCATCACCGATGTTCCGGCCGATCTCCGCGAACACCGTGCTCGGGGAGCGGATCCCGAGGGCTTTCTTGATGCTCTTCTGCATCGCCTTCGCGATGGACAGCATCAGCTTCTCGATGTCCTTCTTCTGCGCCTTCAGCCCGGACAGGAACCCCTTCGACGCCTGCTTGCCGGAGTCGTACAGGGCGTCCGCGCCGAACCGGCCCAACTTCGTCGACGCACTGGAGATCTGCGACTGAAGGCTGTTGAACCGTTTGATCGTCGCTGTGTCGGCGCGCACCAGGGCCTGCGCGAACTGGGCGCCCTCATCCGGGCCCATCTCCAGGATCTGCCGCAGCAGGTTCTTGTTCAGGCCCCGCTTCTGCAGCGTCTGCACGTTCGCCGTGAACTTCTTGATCACAGCGAGGGACGTCTTCATCTGCTTCTCGACCCACTTCGGGGCGAACGCGTCCTTGCTGATGATCGTGGCGAGGCTGCCCGTCGACGCCGCCCGGCTGGCGGTGTCCTTCGCGAACTTCTCCGCATCCGCGATCTTCTTCTCGAGCGCGTCACGCTTCGACGCCGCCGACAGCAGACGGCTGGTGTTCCGGTCGATCATCCGGATCAGCGCCGTCTCACGCCGCCCCGAGAACGCCGCCCTGACGTCCGCCGCGAGATCCTTCGATACCGACTTGATCTTGTCGCGGGATCCCGTCAGCCCCTGGATGAAGCCCTTGCCGACGTCCTTCGCCAGAGCCTTCATCTTCTTCGACGGCGACGCGATCTGAAGCTCGTCTTCCACGCCGGTCGTCACCGCCGCCGCAAGGTCCCGCGCGGCGTTCTCCACGGACCGCAGCGCCGCCGCCATGCCCGCCACCAGCCCGGCGCCCACCGCCGCACCGGCGCCCATCATGCCGCCGCCAGCCATACCCAACTGGCCGTCGTTGATGGCGCGCAGCAGCGGCAGATGCTGCCTCGTCTGTTTGGCGTTGACGACGAACTCGCCGTTGGACAGGAACGGCGCCGGGATGCTGTCCGACGTGCCCGTGCCGGGGCCGCGCACCAGGCCACCGACCGCGTAGCCGCGCCTCCCCCGGTACTTGAAGCCGTCGCCGGTGTACAGGCCGCCGGTGGCGCCGACGATGTCGTGCTGTGAGCGGCCCGTCAGGTAGCGGGTCTGGTACTCGGTGATGATCCGCTGGGTGCGCTTAGTGAAGTGGCTGATGGTGATGTTGATGCGGCGCGACTTGGGCAACCGGCTCAACGCACCCTGAACGTTCTTGATCGCCGACAGGGCCTGCCCGTTCTGCGCGGTCACCGTGACCTTGCCGTTCGGCAGCCGCTTCACCTTCAGCCCGAACGACTCGAGGATCGCCTCCGCACCCTTCGACAGGGTGTTCAGCGTGACGGACTTCGCGCCCGGCGTCTTCTTCACCGCGGCGTTGAACTCCTCAAGGCCGCGCTGCGCGTCCTCCTTCTCCATCTGGACGCGGGTCTTCACGTCGGGGATGTTCAGGAGCTGCTCCGCGAGACCCTTCGCCTCGGCGCGGGTCAGGCCCATCTGCATCGCGGTCTTGATCAGCGCCGCCCGGCCCCGGTCGTAGATGGCGTTGACCGACGTCCACGACTGGCCGCTCTCCCGCGCCGACGCCGCGGCCTCATCGGTCTTCGCCGCCAGGTCGTTCAGCGCGGACGCGGCAGCCTGCGCCTTCGGGCTGTTCGTGTCCAGCACGCCACCGACCATGTTGAGCGCGCCGGCGTTCTCCTTCGCTGCCTTCGCGGCCGCGTCGATGGCTGCGTCGAACGCGATCTGCCCGCCGAGCGCAGACCGGTTGACGTCGTTCAGGGCCTGGATCGCCTGCCTGAGCCCGTCCGCGCTGGCCTTCTGCTCGTTCAGCTTCGCCGACGTCCGGGCCGCCTGCTCACCGAACAGGCCCATGCTGTCGGCGATCAGCTGCTGCTCGAACTTGGCATCGGCCAAGGCCTCCTTGTAGCCGTCCAAGTTCTTGGTGAAGTCCTTGGTGTTCCGGCCGCCCTTGCCGTACTCCGCGGTCAGCCGCTTCAACGCCGCGGCCGCGAGATCCGCGCGGCCCTCCTTCACCAGGTTCGCGAGCGCCGTGTCGATCGACTCGATCTGCTCCTTGGCCTGCTTGACCGGGGTGGAATCCCAGTCACCGATCCCGCCAAGGGTCACGATCCACTGCTGGACCTTTTCCGCGTTCGACGGATCGGTCAGCGCCGACACCTTCTCGTGCAGGTCGCTCAGGTCGGAGCCGAACGCCTTCGCTGCCTCGCCGACGACCTGCCCGGAACGGCCGAGCCTGCCGAACGCGGACGTGAGCCGGTCGACGTCCGGCGGCGCCTGCTTGCCGATGTCCGCCAGCTCCGACAGCGCGATCACGAGCAGGCCGATGCCCGTGCCTGCGACCGCGACCTTTGTTGCCCGCGACATGGCGCCGATAGCCGCGGCGAGGCGGGGCAGCACACCGGTGGCGCCCGCCGCCGCCGTGCGCATCTGCCCGACCGACGCGGCGAACGCCGTCGCAGCCGCCGAGACCGCAGTCATGCCCGCCGCGGCCAGACGCACCGCCTTGATCGCCAGGGAGAGTTGCAGCATCGCCGTGATCGCACCGGGCGGCACCGCGGCGACCAGCCCGGCGAGCGCGTTCACCACGGTGAGCAGGCCAGGCCCGACGTTCGACGCAGCTTCGAGGACGTTCCGCAGCGCCTGCCCCAGGTTCGCCAGCGTGTCCCGCACGAGCGGGCCGTTCGCCCGCACGAACTCCATGAACTGGCTCGCGCCGCCGGCCGCCGCCCCGGTGTTGGCGGTGCGCATGAAACGCACGAGCGCGTCGTTCGCCCGCTCGAGGACACCCGTCGAGAACCGGGCCATGTTCCGCATGAACTGATCGAACCCGGGCGCCTGCATACCGCCGGCGAGGATGTCCTGCATCCTCATCAGCTCCCGGCTGGCGCCCTTCACCGTCGGCGTCAACCTTGGGAACAGCGAGGCGAGCATGTGGATGCCGCGCGTCACCACCGGCATCGTGTTGACCGCCAGTGCGTCCGACCACTCGCGGTACTGGTCCTTCAGCGATGACAGAGCGGTCGCGGCCACCCGCGTCTGCGGCGGCATCTCACTGAGCTGCCGCAGCCACGCCCGCTCCGCGTCCGCCGCCTGCTTCGAGGAGCGGCCGTGCTCGTCGATCGCCTCCCGGTACTTCTTCTCCGCCTCCCCGGCCTCACCGATCGCCGACGCCTGCCCGGCGGCGGCAGCACCGAAGGCGCCGAGCGCCACGGCCGCCGCCCCCAGCGACGCGGCGATCGGCGCGGCCTGCACAGCGATCGGGATGAGCGCCGGCGCCAGCATCAGCGCGGCAGACCCCAGACCCTCCATCGCGCTGCCCGCGCTGCTGGCGGCCGTCGTGACCGTGCCGAGCCGACCGCGCAGGTTGTTCATGCTGTCGCCGGTACGGCGGATCCGCTGATCGAGGTCGTCCATGTCGCCGCGCAGCGAGCGCGCGGCGGCCCCGAGCGCGGTCAGTGCAGCGGTCGCCGTGGCCGCTCTGGTGGCGAGGGTGCCCAGCGCGCGGCCGGCTTGCTGCGCGTCTTGGCGGAGGTCCCGCAGCGCCGCTGATGCGGCCGCGGTCGCCCCAGTATCGACGTCGACGCGCACTCGGACCGTGTGGTCGCCGATCCGGTTCAGGTCTCGGGTGACCGCCCTGACCCGGTTCTGCAACTGGCGCAGCGGCCCGTCAGCCTGCGACTGGAGACGGCGCAGCGAGCGGACCGCGTCCGCCGTCCGCATGTCGACCCGGATGGTGGCGGACCCGATCAGGTCAGCCATCGAGGATCACCCCCATTGCGGCCAGGAAGGATTGGGAGGCGTCCTCGGCGCCCTGCCACCACCAGGGGGCGCCCGGCTCGGCGGGCGGCTTCATCTCACGGTGGGCGCGACCGGGCAGACCCCATGCGTCGACGCCGAGGTCGGCGTCGAGCTTGGCGCGCGCCGCGTCCTCGGACTGCCCGTCGTGGATGATCAGCCGCTGGAGCATCTCGTAGTAGATCGCGTTCAGGAACCGGTCGGCTGGGAGGCTTCCGAAGTCGGCGCCTCGGGCTGCGTACTCTCCGTCGAGCTGGTGCCAGATTCCGGGCTCGGCGACCCATCCGACGAGGGCTGCGACGGCGCGGTAGGGCGGAGTCCGTACTGCTCCAGCAGCCACAGCACGACGTCGGCGAGCTGGTCGTCGTCGATCGGGTTGTGGCGGTCCTTCAGCCGGGCGGAGAACCGCTCGTAGGACTCGGGCAGGAGCACGAACTTCAGGGCCTGCTTCAGCAGCGCCACGTGCTCGGCGATGCTCTCGACCTTCGCCGTGTCGTTGTAGGCGGTGACGAACTCGACGAGGAGTTCGCCGGGCAGCGCCGGCGTGGCCTCGAAGGTGTCGTCGTCGATGGTGAAGGTGATGCGCTTGCGGGGGCGGGTGAAGTCCCGCGTCGTAGCGGCAGGCGGAGGGGCGCTGCCGTTCGGGGCCGGGGGTGTGAGGAGTTCGGTCATGTGGGGACCGTAAGCACCCACCCGGCATGATCATTCCGGAGCTAGAGGGCCGCCTCCAAGCCCTTGTTCATGAAGTCGTTCGGGCTCGTCCCAGGGTGGTTGACCAGTTTCGCGAACACGATCCGACCGTCGACGGTGAACCGGAGCGCCTGCCGGGTGCGGGGCCGGATCTGGTGCGGGCGGGTGCCGTTGATGACGTAGCCGACCGCATGGTGCCGCACGGTGATGTCCGCGTGCGGGCCCCCGGCGCCGGCCCGCACGACCGGCGGGGCGATCCGCTCGCTCATGCTGCCCGGCGCGAACTGCCGCGCCTTGGCCGCGGCACGGTCGGCGCGTTTCTGGCAGTCCCGGCCCACCAGCCCGGCCGGCGAGTTCAGCATGCCGTTCACAGCCGCCCAGTCGATGTGCAGGACCGGCATGACTAGTTCCTCGGCAGAGACACGAGCGCCCGCAGCTCCGAGCCGACGCAGCCACCCTGCGGGCCTTGCACGACCTGGGGGCGCAGCAGGTACTCGCTGATGTCGCCCGTGTTGCTCATGGTGCACAGCTCGGTGGAGACGGCCAGCAGCGTCTCGTAGGCGTCCTGCGCGACGAGCCGCGCCGAGGCGTCGAGGGCGGCGGTCGACGGCCACAGATTCTGCCCCTCGGGGTTGGGCGCGCAGCGGATCACCTGCACCACGACCTCGCCGACTTCCCACGGGGCGTGGCACGAGCCGACCGGCGCGGGCTGCGGGATGGGGAAGTCCTCGCTGGGGTACACCTGGGCGATCGACACGGCGAGCATGCCGCAATCGCAGGCGTCCCACGCGATTGCGCCGGGGACGACACCGTGCCGTTGCGGCGTGTCCGACAGCGTCGCGTACACCGCCTGCTCCAGGCGGGCGGCGACCGTGTACCACTTCAGCGGCCCGGAGATCACGTGCCGGCCCTCCGTACCGTCGGTGCGTCGACCCGGTACACACGCGACCGCGAGCGGAGCCCGGACGGATTCCACGTCGCCACGAACATGTCGACGAGGTAGAGGCCGGTGCGGCCCTTCGCGAACAGCTCCCCCACGTCCGGGTAGCTGATGGTCACGCCCTGCCGGATCAGCTGCTGCACCCCCGGCGGGAGACGGCAGTCCTGCCCGTCCGCCGCCTTCGCGATCTCGCACGCCAGCTCGCCCATCGCCAGCGCGGCACCCTCCGGGGGCTCCTGCCCGATCCGGGCGGTCACCGACCACGTGCCCGGCTCGCTGTCCGCCCGTGCGAGGTCGTTGCAGCGCGGCCACGACTTGCCGTCCGTGCGCACCAGCAGCCGGTTGTTGTCCACCCGGTACGCCCCGGTGACGAGCGGCGTGCCGTCGATCTTCACTTCGACGATGGAGTGCACCGGCGCCGGCAGCAGCGCCTCCGACACCACCGAACACGCGCAGTCCGTGCACGTGCCGCAGGTGAGGTTGAACCACTGCCCGCCGATCAGCGCGGGCTGCGGATACGAGCGGGACCCCGTCCACGGCGGGCCGAAGTCGTCGTAGAACTGGCCGGTGTAGCAGTCACGGCGGCACGGCCTGAGCGTAACCTCGCACAGCCCGAACCTCCGCCCCGTCAACGCCCACAGCGTCTCTGTGGCGGAGGCCACCGCCAACCCCGTCACCGCGGGGTTGAGGGTGGCCACATCGCACGTCCACTGCACCGGCCAGTCGGCGCAGGGACCGAACTGTGCGGTCACTCAGGCCGCCTTACAGGGTGGTCGGGTCGCAGCCGATGGTGGGCGGCGGGGTCGTGGTCACGTTCCACACCCAGTGCTCGTCCGGGTCGATGGTCTCCCCGGCCGGCAGGTAGGAGGCGCCCACGAGCGCCACCCACTGGGCGGTCGCACCCCGCGTCTCCGAGGTGGTCTCCAGAGTGGAGCGGCCGTTCTCCACCACGTAAGAGCCGAGCTGCGTCGCGCCGACATTCGGCCACGCGTTGTAGATGTACCGCTGCTGTCCGGACGCGTCGCAGGCGCCGGCACCGGCGACCTCCTGCCACACCTCCAGGCTGTAGCGGCGGGTGGGGTTGCCCTCGGCCAGAGCGAAACCGGTACCGGTGGTGGGGGTGCCGGTGGTCAGCTCCCGCGCGGAGATCATCAGCGCGGCGGCGGACACGTTGACCTCACAGAACTGGGAGGTGAGGTTCAGCCTCTTCAGCGTCGGGTCGTCCTTCTGGTTGACGCACGGCGTACCGTCCGCGGTCCGCTCGAAGAACTCGGTGCCGTCCTCGTACTGGGGCTCCATGCTCACCTGCACGAACCCCTTGGTGACGGACACCTGACCGCCCGCCCCGGTGACGGGCACGCCACAGGCGTCCAGCTCGATGATGCGCATGTGCGTGCCCTTGATCGGGGTGGCGCACGTGGAGTGGGTTGCCATTGATCTTCTCCTACTCGGTGGGCACGCCCAGGGCGATGTGTGCGGCCAACAGACAGCACTCGAAACCGATCACGTAGGTGCGTTCGGCGAGCATGCTGAGGGTGTTCGTGGAGCGGTCGAGGGAGTCACGCACCGTGGACACGTACACGTCGGAGCGGTAGCCGAACACCGCGCCGGTCGCGTAGATCCACGACGAGTCGGCGGCCGCTGGGCTGCCGTCCGGTCCGCTGCCGGTGTAGCCGCTGCCCGCGACGACGAGGTTCCCGCCGACCGTCACCAGCCGGCCGTCCTCCTCGCGGCGTTTGACCAGCTTCCACGCGGCGAGGGTGGGCAGCACCCGCCGCGGCATATGGATCACGCCCTGCCCGCGGTAGCAGTCCGCCAGCCCCTGTTCCAGCACACCCAGCGCGGTCGCCGGATCACCGGCCCCCGTCACCACCGGGGACGCGGCCGGCTGGAGCACGACGCCCTGGTCGTCGAGCACCTCCGCATCCGCGGCCAGCCGCGGGTACACAACCGGCTGCCCGCCGGCCACGCCCGTCCAGAACGCGGTCTCGAGCTGGTGCTGCTCGACGCGGGCGAGCGCCGACTGTGCGACGGTGCTGGCGTCGGGGAGACCGACGGGCGAGCAGTCGAACCGGGCGTACACCGTGAAGGGTGTGGCGCCGCGGTTCGTCTGCTCGACGTTGCCGGTCTTCTCCGGCGGGACGGGCGCCTCGCCGGTGCCGGACACGGCCATGCACTGCGCGAACGTGGTCGCGCCGACCGGGCAGCGCTCGGTCCACGTGATCCCGTTCTGCCAGTGCGTGCCGGGCACACTCGGCTGCTGGGCCACGTCCCACAGCCCGTGGGGCAGCGTGGTGAACACGGGTGGGTCGACGATCTGACGAGCCATGCGTGTTCACCACCTTCCTGTAAGCGATCGCCATGACGCCATTGCGTCGCCCCTCCTTGGGCTGGAGGGGTCTTAGACGTGGGAGCCGTTCGGGGTGGCGACCGCGCCGCCGGCCTGACCGCTGACGGTGAACTGGACGGTGTAGCGGCGGGACTCGTGGCCGACGCGGGCGATCAGGTGTGCCTCCTCCGACCAGGCGGCGGTGTGGTCGTTGGTCTCGTTCAGCACGCTGTCGCGGACCACGCCGAGGTCGAGGCTCATGCCCTGACCGTGGAGGAAGGTGCCGGCCGCGTAGATCAGGAAGTCGACCGTGGTGGGCCATGCGGTCATCGCCGAGCTGTTGCCGAACTGGCTCGCGCCGCGGACCTGCCAGTCGTCCACCCACTGCGGGCGGACGTTCCGGGAGATGAAGTAGTCGTCGATCTGCGCATTCGTCACGGCGAGGAGGTCGACGCCGGCCTTCCAGGCGAGGTCGGACCGGATAGCCTCCCGCACCCACGCGGGGATGACGATTTCCAGGACGGCGTTGATGTCCATGCCGTACCGCTCGCGGTAGTCGGTCGCGGCGAGCGCGGCGGCGTTGAAGATGCGCGGGGCGGCCGAGTCGGAGGTGATACCGCCGATGGTGGTGGGGCCGACGGAGCGGGCCACCATCAGCGCGATGAGGCGCCGGTTGACGGCGTGTTCGTGTGCCCGCATGAGCAGGCGGATCATGTGCGCGGTGGCCTCGGGGTAGGCGTCGTTGGCGAGGTTGCCTGCGGTCAGGCAGTAGCCGTATGCCTCGAGGCGCTCCTCGGTGAAGTCGGGGCAGGGCACGCGCACGCACGGCTTGGTCGGGGAGCCGGTGGCGGCGGCGATGTCGTCGGCCTCGGTCCACATCCACGGCATCGACGTGTTGTCGAACTCCTGGCTGAACGGAGCGAAGGCGATGCCGCCGAGGGCGTCGGCGAGAGACGGGGAGACGGGGAACTGCACGCCGCCGCGGGTGACGCCGAACGTCGGCAGGTCGATCAGCCCGGACGAGCTGGCGATGTTGAAGAAGTCGTAGCGGATCTCCGACGGTGCGCACCAGCCACCGGCCGCGACGAGCGCCTCGGCGTCGAAGCCCTTCTCCCTCTTGGTGAGGTAGCGGAACAGCTCCTCCACCTCGGCCGGCGTGGTGCGGGAGTCGACGGTGTGGGAGAAGTCGTTCCGGATCGACGCGACCGTCTGGTAGCTGGGGTTGCCGCGGGTGACCGGCATGCTCTTGGCCTTGCGGCCGACGACGTCCACCAGCGCGTCGAACGTGGACAGTTCGCCGCCGCGGGCGACGCCGGGGATGTCGACCGAGGCGGTGATGGCCAGGCGCTGCTCCTTGACCGGCGGCTTCGGCGCGTGGGCCGCGGTCTCCGCGAGGGAGGCGGTGGCGCGGCGGGCGATCTCCTCGGGGCGGACGCTGCCGCCCTTGCGGTCGAGCATCAGCGCGGCCATGCCGGCGGTGACGCCGCGTGCGGCTGCGGCGGCGATGGCCTCGGGGTCGACGGCGGGTGCGGGCTCGGTCTGCTGCTGGGCGGCGGGGGTGCCGTGAACGCGGGCCTGGAGCTGGGAGAGCTGCTCGGCTACGCGGGCCTGCTTCATCTCGGCCTCGCGCTGGGCGCGGACTTCGCGGACGGAGAGTTCGGCGCGGATGCGGTCGAGGTCGTCGGTGAGGCGGAGTGCGTACTGGAGCGTCTCCGGGTCGACTTCTCCCTCGGGGTTGTTGATGCGTTCGAACTCGGCGACGGCGCGGGCCTCGAGGTCGCGGAGGTCGTCGTCGGAAGTGAGGGTCAGGTCGGACGGGGCGCTGAAGAGCTCTTCGGCCACGGTGTCCTCCGGTTTCGAAGGGGGTTCTTTGCGCCCGTCATGGTGGCGCCTTCGACCGGAGGTTAGCGCAATAGCACACAGCCCGGCAAAGGTCAATTCCCTTTACCGGGCTGGTGTTTATAAAGGTCAGGAGCCTGACGGCGGTGGCGGCGGCGGCGCCGGCCGCTTCTTCTTGTTGCAACTGCACATGTTTGCTTACCTCCCTCCGGGGTGGACACGGCGCGACAGCATACGCATCACGATCCGCACCGCCTCACGCTCGAGATCCGACTGCGACCGCCCCCACGCCACCGTCGGCCGGCCCGCAGCCACCAGCGCCTGCGGCTGCCCCGACGCGACCCGCGCCCGCATCTTCGGCACCGGGAATCCCGGCACGTTCACCGCCAGCAGACCCACGAGGCGCAGCTGACCGCCGATCCGCCGCCAGTCCCCCGACACCTGCCCCGCAGCCTGGAGTTCGTACACCTTCAGCGGGTCCGCGCCCGGACGGATCGCACCCGCCACCCAGATCCCGTGCTGGTCGTTGCCCACGGCCACATCCGCGACGGCCGCGCCGGTGTTGTCGTAGTGCTCCGCCGCCGGGCCCGCCCCCAGATGCAGCGGCGCATGCCCGGTCCCCACGGTGATCTGACCGACCGCCACCCGCGAGCCGTCCGCGCACACCACCTCGCCGGTCCGGTAGTACGGGTGGTCGTCCTCACGCGGCGGCTGGACACACACGCCTTCCTGCCCGATGTGGCAGGAGCCCCACTGCGCGGCGTGCCCGTACACGCGGCCCTCGTCCGTGACGGTGATCGGCGTGGGCAAGCTGAGCTTGGGGTCGGCGAACCACTCCGCCGGCGGCCTCCACACCTCCCCCGACGCGGTGACCGCGTGCAGCGCCCGGAACGGCTCCGGCTCCCGCCCCGCGTCCCGCAGGTGCGCGGCCACGTGCTCGTACACGCCGCGCCGGTCCGCCTCCGGGATGCTCGTGCCGCCGCGGGCCCCGTGCAGCGCGGCGATCGCCGCCGAGCATGCGGTGAGGTTCGCCGGGCCGACGGTGCCGTCGGCGTTGATCTCGTGGTGGATGAACTTGGCCGCGGTCTTGGGGAGTTCGCCGTCCTCGACCGCGCTGCCGTCGTACCAGGCGTAGGCGGCGCGCGCCTTCGCCACCGTCAGCGGCGCCTCGAGCCGCTTCTCGTTGGCGGGCCCGTCCCAGTCGCCGTCCGAGGTGGCGGTGTCGTGGGTGCCGACCGCGCCCATCTCCTGCACCTGAAGCTGCGCCAGTTCCTGCTCGGTCACCGGGGTGCCGCCGGCGACCACCGCGCCCTGCTCGTCGAGCAGCGCGATGTACGCCTCGGCGAAAGCCGGGATATCGACGAGCGTGGCGGCGCGGATACGCCCGCCGTGGAAGATGACCTTCTCCGGCTGCGCGAACAGCATCTCGAACATGTCCGGCTCGTCGTCGTTGTCGCCGGTGCCGGCGTTGACGTCGTCGGGGAACACGAACTCCACGTCCGCGTCCGAGATGCTGTCGGCGTCGATGGACACGCCGCGCAGGAACTGCCCCTGGATCTTCCGGTACACCTCGCGGCCGTCGTCGCTGCCGAGGTCGAGGACGCCCGCGCCCATGATGCGCTGCCCGTCGCGCCAGATCCGGTCGATGCGGCCGACGTTCACTGCGGTCGTGCGCGGCTCACCGCCGTGGGAGTCTTCCTTGTTCCAGCGCAGCGGCACCGGCAGGTCGGCCCACGTCAGGGCGCCCGGCGCGAACTCGCGGCCGTCGCCGGTAACGATGCCCTCCACCACGAGCGGGCCCTCCCACGGGGCGACCTCGCCCGCATAGTCCATGCCCTCGTCGGGGGTGTCCTCGTTGGTGTCATCGTCGTCGTCGCGCATGCCCTCGCACGCGGCGTCGGCTTCTTCCTGCGTGGCGTAGCAGCCCTTGAGCTCGCCCTCTTCGTCGACGACGGCCCACGGTGTATCGGCACCGCAGTCCGGGTGATCCTGCACAGTGCGATACACGGTGCCTCCCTGCTTGTGATCTGTCGGTGGGATTGTGGCCGCCGCCAACGCCATGATCGTTCCGGCGGCCTGCTGCTCATCGTCGTCCTCGTTCCACACGGCGACGATGAAGCCCCGGCAGCGCGGCCCCCCGAGGCAGTCGATGTAGCCGCCCGTCGGGTAGGCGGCCCGCGCCGCCTCCAGCGAGCTGTAGCGGGTGCCGTCCACCCGCCGGCACGGCTGACATGAGTTCTTGTCGAGAGCCTCGCTCGCCACATACGTGCCACGCGGGGCGACCGCGAGGACGGCCATACGGCCCTCGTTCTGCGCCGCGCTCATGGCGCCGCCGATCGCATCCCTGACACTCGCGTCGGACAGGCCGGCCAGGTGGTCGTCGACCTGACCGGCCACCTGCCGGGGGCTGCCGGACCCGAACAAGCGCATCGCCGCACGCACCCCCGACGCGACGAAGTTCCCGCCCAGCAGGCGGGCCGTGGTGCGGGCGATCTGCCGGATCCGGTCCCGGAACGCCGCCGCGGTGACGGCCTCGTCATCCAGCGACCAGTCGGGGATGGTGACGCCCTGCGCCTCGGCCTCCCGCTCGAGCGCCCGGCCGGCCTGCTCGGCGTAGGCACGCATCCGCTTGTACAGCAGGTCCGCGGCCGGGTCGGTGTCCACCTCGAGCTTCGTCAGCCGGTCGAGATCCTCCGCCTCGGCGGCGGCCTGCACCGCGGCGACGATCTCCTTCCGCTGGCCGTCGACGATGTCCGCCCACGCGGCGAGCGTGTCGTCGACCGCCGTGTGCCACGCCTCGTCCATGGCGGCGAAGTCGACACCGGCGCGGGTCTCCAACTCGGTGGGCTGGCGGCGCAGCCGGCCGGCGGACGCGGTCACCGGGCCGCTCATCAGCGGGATGTCCCGGTCGTCGTCGCCGAACGCCAGCCGGATCCGGTCGAACGTGATCGGACCGAGCCGCTGCTCCAGTTCGGGCAGGAGTGCCGGGTCGCCGCTGTAGGCGGCCGTGACGTGCGCGGCCCACGGGGTGTGCTGCGGCGGCACGTCCGGGGTCCTCGACTGGGTGAGCGCCTCGATGACCAGGCCCCGGACCTGTTGCAGCGTCTCGGACCGGCCGATGCCTCCGGGCTCGGCGTCGCCGATGCTCCACACCCAGCACGGGGAGTCGCCGCCCGCGTTCCAGTGGGCGGCGCCGAACGCTTTGGCGTGCACCGGGCCTACGCCGCGGTCCTCCACGGTGAGGCGGATGGTCTGCTCGAGGTCGTCGCGTTCGGCTTCGGTCCAGGCGCCGCCGTCGGCGCCGAGGAACAGCAGCGTCAGGTGCAGTTCCTCCGGGGCTTCGCCGCCGGCGACTGCGAGGCGGGCCGCGTCCTCGGCGGACGGTATGAGGGCGATCATGCCGCCCTGGGTGTGAGAGTCAGCTGCGGCTGTGAGCGTAGCCATTGGCGCTCCGGGTCGTCGTGAAGAAGCCGCGCAGGTCCATGAGCGGCGCATGCTGCCCGATCTTGAACCGGCCGAACGCGTCCAACCTCGCTTCGTACACGCCGGAGGTGCGCGGCC